GGAAGCATCGAATACGCGCCGGGAAACGGGACCGTCACGGTATTCACCCGCGTGCCTTATGCCGGAATACACAACCGGGGAGGCATCACGAATCCCACCGTCACCCCGAAGATGCGGCGTTTTGCCTGGGCGCAACATTACAGCCAGGCCGGCAAGGACAAGAAGAGCGATTCTTTCTGGAAGCGTCTCGCGCTGACCAAGAAGACGAAGCTTGTCGTACGCATTCCCAAGAGACAGTTCATGCCATCCACGCCGGGCCCGGAGCTGGACAAAAAGATAAACGACAAGTTGCGGCAGGAAATTAAAAAGATTATCAATATTTAAAAAAAACAGTATCATGGAACATTTTTTCAACGACCTCCAACAACAGATAGCCGGCAAGATGGGCGACGCGATTGCCCTCATCGACGAAGACTGCGGGCAGCTGGAAGCACTCGCCAACGGAGAAGACCAGTACCCGGTCACGTTTCCCTGCGTCCTGATCGGCATTCCCCAAACCGTTTGGGAGAATGTGAAGAACGGTCTCCAGCACGGAAAGACGACTCTCACCGTCCGGCTGGCTTTCGACTGCTACGACGACACCCACTATGGCAGCACGCAGGAACGGCACGCGGCCGGACGCCTCACGCTGGCAAAGCGTTTAAACTCTTATCTGCACGGCTGGCGGTTCGACGGATGTGATACCGTCCTGATACGTCGGACCAGCCGCCAGTTTTCATTACCGGGAGGTATTAAAGTTTATGAAACGGAATATATCACTACGGTAGCGGATGAGATTCAGAACAACGAAAGCTGACGTTTCAGTTCATCCTGTTGACGGATAATGCGTGGATCGGCACTGGCGTTGATGATATTATAGAAAGTTTTCTCGCAGATGGGATAAAGAGGCCAGATATATCTACGGAGGATTTCACGGTTGCTCAAGCCACTCCGTGCATGTTCATCGTAAATGCGGAGTATCTCGCTAATCTTATGAGCATAGCTCCGTCCTATGATTTTTGTCCGATTCTTCTTCATATCCCGAAATACTGATTGATTACCTGATACAAAAATAATGATAATAGCATTTGGGTACAACTAAATCTGCGTAAAACATATTGCATTAAAGAAAAAGAAAGCCGCTACATCCATCTTGCAGCGGCTTTCTTTTATCTGACGACTTCTGTTTCCATTAATCTCAGAATCTTATTAAACTTGCTATTACTCATATTGACAGGTCGAAAAGACTCTTTTACGCGTTCAAATGGACGAAGAGAATGTTTCAATGTTTCTCGAGCTTCTTCTCTTGCCTTTTGGGCACACATTTCAATATATTCTTCATCTGTCATGTTATAATCAGTAATGGTATCTGTTACAGTTGAAAATCGGCATAAAAGCCCATTGGGTTGTCTTGATATAAAACTCATTATTTATCAGTTATCCGTTAAAAGTCGTTTTTTCTGTCGCTACGTTTCCATGCTTCATTAGATACTGAACTACTAATTGATTTGCCACATGGGTAAACTCTAAATAATCGCATTTACTTCCTGTCAATCTATTAAAAGCAAATCCAGCCCCTAATATCAATCCTGTCATTACCTCTGTGGCATTTTCATTATTCACTTCAATGTAGTTTTCGTTATCTTCGTCTCTAACTACATCTTCAATAGCCGATGCAAAGCATAAGGCATAATTTTGAATTTCTTTTTCTTTACTCATATTTCTGTTCCTTTCTTATTGTTATTGGTTAATTATTACATACCCTAATGAAACCATCATGGATAGAACTACTATAAAAAGAGTACCTCTCAAATATTTCTGGATGGTTGTATGATCCATCGTAATCATGCCTAAAAAACAGACAATCGCTTCAGCAATAAGATGTAAAAGAATTATTTTTATTACTATTACCTCGCCCATAATTGATTTGTTATTAGTTAATCCTCTCATATTTAAGTCCAAAACACCATCTTATCATTAGTCTTTGAAACCAATTTAATGGCTTGTAAACTGGGATAATAGATTGGGTCGACTTATGAACAAGTTTAGCTATCGCTTTTGGTTGTTCTATATATTCTATTTCGCTCATACTTGATTTATTATACGTTAAACCTTTCAATGCAAATCAATTTTCTATCAAGTAGTATGTAATACCTATTATCCATACAGGTATTCATTAGATTAAAAATCTGTTTATCCATTGAGTTAGTTCTCAAGCCTATTTTTCCCACGATTTCAACACGAGATACTATCACTTCCTCAATCCATTCTAAACTATTGAGCCAATCAATAATTTCAATATCTGACTTCAGTTTGTCCATTTCTATTCTTTTTCTAGTTTTATTCAACTTCTAATTCTGATACGGAAATTCCTGTAACATCTCCTTCTATCAAGTCGAATTCTATATGACTACTATTAAACTCTAAAGATTTTTGCACATCTTTTTCTGTAGTACAGTCAGATGCTTCTATCGTTAATATCACTTCAAATGTTTTCATATTTGTTCTTTTGTATATTTAGTTTTCTTCTTCTCATCTCTCTATATACCCTCATTTCGAATATTCTTTCCAGAATATATTCCCTTTGATGGATACGCAATTCTTCTTCCACTTCATCCAGATTACGCAGCAAGTCTTTTTTATTATGAGAAATCATTATATCATTCCCACGGGAAACGTGTGTATCATGAATAAAATAAAATCCATTTTTTATACTTACTGAAAAAGAATCCTTCGTTTCTTTGCGAAGTCGTTTTAGTAATTTTGTTTTCATGATTCCTGCCAATTTATTGTTTTCTGTTTCATTTTGGATTTGAATCTACTTCCTCTTCTTCGGCTCCGCCACGATCGGTCTAGTCGTAATCAACTGAAAATACTTTTCATTATCAATCGTAACAGGATTTTTGCCTATGAGAAATCCTACAGTACCTTCCAGCTTCAAATTTCTGGCAATCGCTTCATTAAATGTACGATTCCTGAATCCTACGGAATTGGCAACTACTCTTATCTCGAATCCAGAATTCGTATCCACCTTCCGGATAAACCAGTTCTTAGTGCCTTCCTCATTGGCAACCACGATATGATCGCCCACCTTTATATTTAAGAGCCTCCGACCGGGTTCGGTAATCACACAAAAGCCCCGTTTGGATACTCTAAAAATACTACTCCTGTTTTTCACAACTACACAATTTTCACTATTGTAAATTACTAGTTTCATACTTAAATTCTTTTTTAATGGTTTCTTTGATTATTTCTATCTTTTTTCTGATCACACCGGCCGATATCCCGGCATACAGCTGTAACTCACGATACGAGCAGCAAGGCTCTATCACTTTCAGGCAAAACAGGTGATAATCCATTGGGAACGTTTCTTTGACAAAACGCAAGATACTCACATATACCTTTTCCTGCATCTGCTTCAGATAAATCATTCCTTCGGATTCATCCATGACTGCCACTGAACGGAAGAAAAAGTCATCCGGATGTACATAACGCTTTTCACGAAATTCAGCATTCTTGCAAACACTCCTGTAAATCAGGACAAAGTAAGGTGTGTAATCCACTATGTCTTCGTCGCAGAACGTGATATACCGACGCAACTTCAAGTAGGCATCATGGAAAGAATCTTCCTCCAGTGGCGTTCTGATGAAAGCCTTTTGCTTCAAAAGTTGATATTGGTTCCGAAACCAATAGTCAAACAACACGAGTTTTGCACTTGTCTTCATAACTTTTTATCCGGTTGATACAACCGTGCTCCCGTCTTCTCCTTCACTCTCAGCAGGAAGTCTGCCGCTTCGTCGATATCTACCGTCAGAACCACCGCTGCCAGTCCTTCCGTCTTCGGTTTGCGAAACAGCAGGTCGCAAAGCTTGTCGTACCAGTTCCAGTAATAAATCAACTCTGAAAGGCGATCTTCATCTATTCGGATGATGAATTTGATGGGGGGACGTTTCATTTCATTATGTCATTGATTATTCTTCTTTCTTATCCGGCATCCACTTTGTGGTTACCACCGCTTTTAATCTTCCGCTACCTCCACAGACAGGGCACGTATTTATCACTGTTTCGTTACGTTCTCCCAATGCAACAATCCAACCGTTACCGTAACATTTACTGCACTCGAATCCGGTAAATGTCTCCATTTCATAAGGATGGTCCTTTGACAATAAAGGTGGAGTAATCAATAAGGTTTGTTGTTTCTTACTCATAAAGCTTTCAATTTTCGTGCGACATCTGTCACTAGTTGATCAAACGCATCATTATATCCATCTTCATATTCTGCCGTTACAGGAATCATTCCCGTATGATCTTTCCGATGGATGATGAGCGAAACCGGAAGTTTTCTCTCATAAACTTGTGCCACCAAAGCGGATGCCAACGGTGGCACAAGTCTCATTTCATCAGTTCGCTTTTTCATCCTTGAACTCGGATTTTTCTTCCGGTGCAGTATAAGGATAGACATCCATGATAGCCGTCTCCGTCACCGATGAAACTTGGTATTCTGCCATCGTGCCTTTCATTCCAGCATCAAGGTTCTTCTTTGCACGCCCCAAGTCAGAAGCCTGTACTAATACATAAGTAGAGGTGCGTTTCTCTGCTCCGCTCTTTTCATCTAATGTGATAAAGCTTAATTTGCATTTGAACCAAATGTCATCAGCTTCATCATCACTTGGAAACAGCTCACTGTAATTTACACGTTTTATATCCGATACTGTAAATTCTCCGGATATAAATGGAGTCATCTCTTCGATAATCCGTGCTTCCGCTTCTGTAAAGCTGAGAGCATCCACCAGATAAGGTTCCGTTACTTTCTTCTGCATTCCGTTCTCCATTACCTTTTCGTAACGGATACGACATTCAAACCATGTGTGCATTCCCATAATTATAAATTGTTTAATTATTAATACTTGAGGTTATTCTTTCGCTTTTCAGGTTCCTCATATTTCCAGCCGTTAAGCCGGTAGCATTCTTTGCGTGCTTCTTCACTGGTGGGGAATTCACCAACCTTGTCTACCATGACGATATCCCCTATCTCCAACCAGTGATAAACTGCCCACCGGCTACCGACGGGAGCATATGAGTATTTAGGACGCCTGATCTTCTTTCTTTGGTTCCACATAGAATGTTTCGTCTTGTACTACAACCATACCACATTTGGATAATTGCCCGGCAACTTCCTCCTTATCACGATCAGCAAGAAGACGATCCTTTGCCAGTTCCTCGCTCACCCGGATATAATCGGGAAGAAATTCCTTCACCAGATTGGTGACAGATGCCCAGGTAAAGCCTTTGACATTCTTAAGTTTCGGAGTTCCTGTACGGAAACCGAATGTCCCATGAGCACTTTCGTAACTTTTACGTTTGGAGAACAACTCTTCACGATATTCCGTAGCGAATGTCTGCATGATCTCGAAGTTCTTTTCCCGGATAGCCTGTTGTTCTGCTAATATATCCGCATATTTGTCACGAATACGGGTGATCTCCATATCCATTTTACTCTGGATATTCTGCACCTTGGCATCCGCCGTTGCAAATTCACTGAAGGCGATTTCCGCCTGCTCCGATGTAATGCCGGAGATCACTACTTTTTTAACTCTTGTCTTTGCCATAAAACTTGTTTTTTGATCGTTTATACTATGTTGATTCAGTACTTTATATTAAATCTTTCGCTGCCTCCCGGTCCGGGACGACGTTTCTTTTCTTCTTCTGTCAGTTCTGAGGAGGATTTCAACAGGGCAAGACGGGTACGGTTCATTTCGATACGGGTATTCAGATTATTCCAATCTTCCAGCAGTCTGTCTGTCTCTTTCGAAGGCTCTATCAGGTCGCGTTCCATCAGAGTATCAAAGAGGGTACTCCACCGTTCTTCATCCCGGATGATCTGTAATTCAAGTCGCTGTGCCTCCGACATGCGGTAGGACATGCAGTAGTCGGATTCATTATTCATGTTCCGCCTCCTTTCTGTTTAGCCTATGTTCTTTTACTACAACACTACGATTCAGTTCACGCTTGCTGTAATAAACATTCAGTCCCTTCTGATATCCCGTTATAAATCCGTTGTCCGCCCAACGTTTGATAGTAGTCTTGCTGCATCCGATATATTTGCAGGCATCTATCTGCGAAATCAAATCATCAGTAGAGATGTCTTCAACTCTTTTCCGCTTGGTTGCAGATATTTTTTTCTGTAATCCTGCACGGCGTTCCAGACGTTCCACACGTCTCAACAACTCCCTAAATTCTGAAGCGGTTATAGTGATCATCTCTTCTACCGGTTCAATATCATCTTCCTGTTCATGATCCGGAATTAGTTCGTCCAGCGTCAATTCTCCTTTCAAGAATCGTGCTGCGTCACGACAAGCATAATAAATACCTTCGCTACGGTCTGCTTCTGCCACACCTGCTACATACTTATCGAAAACACTTCGTTCATTCAGTCTGTCACTGAGAACTGAAGCCTGTTCCAGACTAACCAGATCACCCTTCTTGCGAAGAATGGCAACCGCCTTATTTATTTCCTGATTCTTTCTCATGATCTTTTGTTTTTAGATTTATTATTTTCGTTATATGCGATGGCTTCCAATTGTTTCTTGAATGCTTTTAACTCAGACGGATACATCTCAGACACATTCTTTCGTGAGGCACTTTTGCTGCGGGCAAACACATTCAGCTTAGCCACATTCATTTGAAATTCTTCCTGTGTATCATTGGTGTATCCCTTATTCAGAAAGGATATCTGAAAAGACAAACAGAAAATAGCCTTTACCAACTTCTTTGCTTCCTCACGTGCTTTTTCAGCCTGATCCTCGTTGAGTGATGCTAATAATCTGCGAGCTTCATCGAAAGAAAGCTCTTTGCTGCTCTGCGTTCTCCCGTCCGTGAAAGAAGAAATGCAGTCGTGACGAGCATCATCGTCCATACCAATTCGATGAAAGGTGGCGTGCAAAGCTTTCAGCTGCTGCGGGGTAATGGGTTTATGGGTTGTTGTTCTCATCTTCAATTTCATTTTCATCGTAAATGTCTTCTCCACGGAATTTCCTTGCTTCTTCGGGCCAGATATCGAACGTCTTTTTGGGACCGATGAAGCGCCCTTTAGAGAAAGCCCGATAGCCTTCTACATAGATTTTAAGCGAAGCGTCGAATGCAACCTTCTTGGCGCTCCGTCCATCCGGGTTCTTACCACTGGCATGACTGATGAAGATAAGCAGCTTATTGCGATGCTGTTCTTTGAACTTGATATATTGCGCATAAGTCATCTGCGTGTACTGAAAGCTGTCTATCACCACAAAATCGGGTGCCTTCTGACGTTTTAAGCGAAGGCTTAACTGATCCAGCGGCTCTGCATCCAACAGCAGGAAACGACGGTTCACCTCCTGCATATTAAAACGTTTCAGCGTGTTCTGCATGGTCAGGCAGGCGCCTTCTTCCAGACTGTCGTATGCAACGCGTCCGAAACGGCATAACTCTTTGCAGAGTTGCATCACAAAGGATGTCTTTCCATTTCCGGTATTTCCCCAGATAAACCATACGCCCCGGCGTTCGGGAATGCCGAAAGCATCATACCAGGCACCTTCAAAAGGTAGTATCTCAAATTTCATGTTCAATACCTCCCGCACTCCTTTAGCATTGCGTTGGAAGGTTTTAGCTTCCTCACTCTTGGCTTTTCGCGCACTCCCATTTATCATTATACCCTCTTCGCTCATACTTGTTTTCCTCCCAATCTCTTGGCTTCAAGAATTCGTTTACAAGCATGTACCACACGTTTTACCCGGCGCAGGTCATACTCTCCTTTTTCTGCTTCACGCATCACCCGCTTGATTTCTGTGGGTTCGGTCAATCCATTTGCCTGACAAATGGTATATACGTCCTGCTCGGTGGCAACGTTTATGTCGAAGAACATACGACCGATACGGCTGTTGATTTCCTTATAGCCTTTCTTGTTGTAGCGAAGGCCATTCTCCAGCCGACGCTTGATATAATCGGTAGAGAGAAATATAATTCCACTTTTATTCTCCAGACGGTTATAGATGCTGATGAAGTAACTGAAAACAGAATCCGTTAGTTTGTCACCTTCATCAAAGATGATGAGTGGATTGTTGAGAAATGCAATCACGGAAACAGCGTATTCCAGTACATCCCGCAAGTTTGTACCGTCTATGGGCGCACCTGCCTGTTTAGCGATTTCACGCACAAAATCACTCTTCTTCATATCTTCCGAACAAAGAATATAGAAGACATTACGATGCGTACGACGGTATTCGATAGCGGCGGTAGTCTTTCCACAGCCGGCATCACCCACCACCCAGGTCGCATTTTTATATGCCTGCGCATCCGTCATGGCAAAAGTTATGCGCTTGAAAGCATCGCTTTCGGTCAGTGTCCAGTGTTCCATACTATAGCCAATCTGTGCGGCTATCCGACAGAACATATCATCACTGATATTCGTATACCTGGAATTACATATCTGGGAGACAGTCGCGGCACTGACACCATTCAGACTTTCGCTGGCGCGGTTCTGTGATGGATAATTGCTGCAATACTCTATCAACGCGTCACGAATAGCGTCTTTGTTCTGTGTAACAAGTTCTTTCATTGTTGTGAAGGATATTTAATTGATTATTGAATACTATTTAATTAGTGCCTAAAAAAGATTGGTATAGTTCCGCGTCTGTCAGACCGGATACCTGTTTGGTGTATTCTCCCACAGAAGCAAGACCAACGGATTCCTCTTCCGATTCATAGCTCCCCGGTCCCATGCCTTCAGGATATTCTACCGGAGGAAGCAGCTTTTCGTCGGCATATTCCTCACGCAGCCGTTCCATGCTTTTTTGTGATTCACCGACAGGAATAGGCATAATGAGTTTCGTATAGGCTTCGCTCATACATTCTTCAAGCAGCAGTTCCTCACAAGCAATATAATGACCGGCCAAAGCACGTTTGTTGGCATGTATCTGTGCAAAGAGGCGTTCGCTGTCCTCCTTCGTGCGTTCGGCAGTCCCGCGACAGACGACAATCTTCGGGGTAGCCGTGGCGGCATACTTCAGCTCACCCTTGGCACCAACCTCCCACAGTTCCACGGCAGTCATATCCTGGGGATCATACTTATAGCGGAAACTGTTACCTATATTCTGCATATGGAAGTTCATATCTACCAAACCGTCTTCACCATAGACCATATAGCGGTATTCCCGTTTGTTGCGTTCAAAGATGAATCCTTGCTTGCAGTACCTTACACTGTCTTTGCTCAACAGTTTGAAAAGTTCCTGTACTTCAAAGTCGTCCAGCGGTTCGGCATTCGGGCTGCTGAGTGTGGTGTACATCTCCATGCGGGTCATACCGGTTTCCGAAGTCGGATGCAACATGTTATTCCATTCTTAACGACACTGGAGATATTGTTTTTTCACTTCTTCCAAGGTTGGAAGTTGGGAGATGTTTTTCATGATCAGATCTACATTGACATGGCTATTCTCTTTTACAGCGGTAACATTCTGCCCTGTATAATTAAATAGTTTGTGCATAACCTGCATTTGAAATCGTCCGAAAGCACTTTCAATTGTTTTTGATTGTCCATTGTGAGGCATCGTGGTTTTGTGCAAATGACAGATTCTTTTAAAGAAATGTCGCGCTTCAGGTTTCTTGTGGCCTCCCTGGTTGTCTGTTACGATTTCGTATGGCTTTACCTGCCATGTCTCCAATGCCATTCGATAGGCTTCATACTGGGTGAGAAAGTTTTCAGCACCGAAGCTGTAACCCACGAATACTTCCGTACAGGCATCCATTACTTCATAAACATCAATGGTACGCGCTACCATGCGTTTCTGTTTACTATCGTATTCTTTATAGTAGAGGTTCAACTTCGTACCATCACCATACCACAACGTATTCGGCATATCAGGAAGCTTGGTGTCAAACAATGGCATAAACTCATTCTTGAAAGCGATCTCACCATGAACGACGCCATACCACCACAGTTTAATACTGGTCTTATACAGGTAATTAATGACCGTCCGGGGAGAGGATATCGGTTTCAGCTTGTCTTCTTCGCGGACGATACGCGCATTCCGTTCCGCAACGATCCTGTTGAACTCCTCGAATATCTGCGTGTCGGTATATACCGGAAACTTGCTCCGTTTCAGCTTCAACAGGATGCGTCCTTCTACCGGTCCCACCTTGCGGGCGCATTGATTTCCGGAATTACCATTAACAAGAGCTACATAACCCTGTTCTTTATAAGCTGTATACTTTTCCATCAAGCGACTTTTAGGGAGGGTGTGCCTGTATTGCTCACGAAGGATTTCGCAAAGCTCTGTAATCCGCTCGCGTATCATCTTATTATACTGACAGCCACATTTGCCCTGGGCGTCGCGCATACTCACTTCCTTTGCCACCATAGCATTCAGAACCTTGGCGTTCAATACATATTCCGCCTGACGTTCCAGAGAGATCTTCGGAACATATTTCTTGTAGAAATCAACAGCCTTGCTGTCACTTTTTAATCTGGCATCCATAGGAGTTATCTGTTTTTGTACATACTTCTTGGCGTTGGGATATTGGGCATCATACGCCGCGCGGATGGAATCTGGCAGACTGGCATAAGCAACTAATACCTTCCGTCCATTACCGCCTTTTTGCAGAACAAGGAATTTCCTTTCACGAACATACTTGTCAAAATTGGGCTTGCTCATTATTCCGCTTCCTACAAGTTCATCAAATGTCACACATAGTGTTCTACCATACATTTCCATAATCAGAAACCTTTTATTTTTATTAGTGCAAAGTATCCGGCACCGACCCGAACTCGTAAGCCACCCGTGAAAGTTCTTATCTTGCATGTGAGAAAAACACTATCCCTATTCCTCACGAACCGGAATAGTTTTGCTACCTTTGTAGCTATCAAACTAAAAAATTATATAATCATGAATATCACTATCGATAAAAAAGATGCCGTTTTAGCTGCCGCTATTGATGCAGAACGTTACCCTGTTTGTCATATGAGATACGATGCTCTTAAACCATTTGATATACCATACCCGGAAACGATGCATGTTCTTAGAGAGCTTGCCCAAATGGGATATATATCCAAACCGGAACCTTATGGGGAAGAAGTGCATTTCAAAGCTAACTCAGGACTTAATTCTTTCTTTGAACGGGGTGGGTTTCGTGCTCAGGAACTTTTCCTTGAAGCTAATCTTACAAAGATATGCCACGAAGCGGACAAGCTTGTGTCGGAACTCCCACCATCTTTCACTGAACGAATAAAACCAATCCTTGAACTCGCCAATTCGGCTGCTACTATCATACAAGGGATAAACACCGTTCTCGGTAAATAAGTACCGGCAGTAGACAGAATAAAAAGCTTTCTTGTCCGGAATATGAACACGTTCATATCTCACCAATTCAGATTCTTCTATCAGCCAGCGAAGTTTATACAGCCGATACAATATACGGAGGGCACGGAACATCACTCAGTCCTCCTTTCTTCCTCCAAAGCCCGTCCCAGTAACATCACCACCGCCAATACCACCAGCATTCCTGCCGTACAGGCTTCTTTAAAAGTGATACCTATACCATCAGCCAGGCTGACAGCCATTGCTATAGCCACCACGGCAGCCACATTCTGAATCCATCTGATTGCTTTCATATCATTACTTATTAAAATTATTACTCAAAATAGCTATCCCTATTCATCCCGAACCGGGATAGTTTCGCTACATTTGTAGCTAAGTATTCATCATTTAATTAATATCATTATGGCGACATCAACCTGCCCTAAGTGTGGGGGACATTCCTTTGAGCTTGTCGAAAACACTCCAAAAAACTGTAATTTTAAGCTATTCTTTGTTCAATGTGCATCCTGCGGATGTGTAGTGGGAACTCATGAGTATGCCCATATCGGAAACATGATCAAGACGCTTGCTGAAAAATTGCGTGTGAAACTTTAAAGTTTTCTACGTTCGTAAATCTCTGCCTGTATGTGAGGTAAATCACTCGACATACAGGCGTGATTATCTTTCAACTCTATCGTAATCCCTCTTCTTTCCGCTTCTTTAATTTGAAAATTCAGGGATTTGATAGTATTCCTGATACTTCTTGCCAACTGTCCGTTGCTCATAGGGTATCTGAAACGTATTTCATTTTCGGATACTCCATGCGCAAATACCGTATCCATATTATTCCAAATACGTGTTATTCTCTTTACTTCTGTAACATTCACTCTTTTCTTTTTCATAACTCATATTATTTAGTGGTTATTACTCCTGTGACATTACCCTGTGCATCTAGAACCTTGGTAGGCTTGACCTCTACACCTACATCACTTAGCAGCTTCCCGCCAAGCTCACGAACTGCCACATCTCTCATTTGCGCAGCCTTCAAACTGTTACGTTTAAAGCTCATCGCCAAGCTGACAGCAGGCTTCTTCACTTCAAACACTTTTGCCAGGTAAGCATAAGCCTCACCTTTCTTCTTGGAATCTTCCCAGTCAATTCTATGCATATATTTACGCTTTAATATTTGTCAGTTTATCAATCAATGACAGACGAATATCCTTATCCTCTATTTTAGCCACATCGGAAAGAATATCTATCAGACGCTCTTTAGTCAGCCGGTTATGGTTACGCTTCACCGGTTCGGGGAAAAGAGAAAGTTGTTGAACTTGCGCTTGCACTTGGTAGGCTTCATCAATTTTATTGATCACTAAATCTTCTGCCCAGTCACGGAACATCTTGGCGCGTTCGCTCTTGATAAAGAAGCCGAGACGGACGATGCCGCGTTTGGTCCACAAAATTTGCTTATTTTGAAGGTAACCGCCTGATTTACATCCTGTGTCCGAAATTCCAACGCTCGTAATAAAGTGCTTACCTTCTATTAATTCATCACGGTGCTCATGTTTCTGAGAGCGTAGAGAAGAAGGGTTTGTTCCGAATCCTTTCGCTACTTCATTTGTAGTCATCAGAAACTCAAATTTCTCATCCGGTGTAATTTCCACCGATAGATTATCAGAAACGTGTTCTAAAACCTTTTCCATACTTATTATTATTTAGAGTTTAATTCTTATCTTTGGACGCTTGCAAACGAATATCACGATGCAAATATATACAGTATTCTGTATTTTGCAAAGAAAAATAAGATTTATTTTCCAGTAAACTGTATTATTTATATGCTAAATGAATTATCATCCCGCTTTCTAAAGGTACTTAAGTATTTAATAGAAGAACATGAAGTGACTGACAATAAAGACTTTGCTTCTAAGATATCCGTCAGTACGTCCATGATTACGGAAATATCTAAAGGGAGAAGTAATGTTGGATTATCTGCAATACAAAATACTGTATTACAGTTTCCCGTAAATTCCGATTGGCTTCTCACTGGTCGTGGTTCCATGCTCCGCGATAACAAAAATCCCGAAGAAAGCAAACGGAGTAGTACGCCAATTACTACGCCAATATCACCAGTAGAGGAATCTATTATATATAAGATGTATGAGAAGGAAAAAGAGGAGAACAAAGTCCTTATCGAAAAAATAGGAGGCTTGAAAGAACGCATCCGCCAATTAGAATCTCAGAACAAGGAGTCTGAGCACCAATCTAAAGAAAGCGAAACCGTTGAAGCTTTTACCTCCGAATCATCTGGCGACTATGGAGAAGGCTCCTTACTCACGAAGCAACCCATCACCTCAAAGAGATCATCGGCTGGGAAAACGTGATATTATTGATGCTCAAGCTAATCAGTAGTATGTGATGGAAAAATTTACGGCAAACATTAAAACAACAATTTATCATAAATTAAACAATATGGAATTTGATATAGAATCTGAATATAGGAAATTCTATGAAGAAAGGGCAAAGAGACTTTCGTCTCTAAGTCTTAACCAAGAATATAAAATTGTAGGATTATTCCTTTTTGCTGTTATCCAAAGGGCCATAGCCACTAGTGGAGGTATAGACGTGTTGATTAAAGATGGTAATTATGAATCTGTAATGCCACTACTTAGGGTATTGTTGGATTGTTCATTATTGGTAAGAGCAAATACACTCGTTGAAAGTCAACCTTCATTCTGTACTTCTATTCTTGAAGGTAAACGCTTGAATAAATTGAAAGATAAAAATGGTGAAAATTTATCAGAAGGTGGTGTTGCAAAGTCTTTCGATGATTTGGGTTGGGTTATTGGCGTTTATAATTTATACAAAGCTTTGAATATGTACGTCCATTTTTCTCCTTCTCATCTAAAACTGATAATTAATGAGCACAAAGAAATAGTGTTGGGCGAACGAATGATAATCCGGAATCAAGAATGCGTAGATAATATTTTAGATTATTATCAAGCAACTACATCGGTTTTGATACATACACTTGATTTGTTCCTTGACAATTTAGAACAACACCAACTGTAGGATATTTTGCCCATGCCAATACATTATCGAACGGCGAAGGTACGCCTTCCGGCGGGTTATCGTTAAATTCATCTCCATCATAGCATCCTGATGTGACGTTTACTTCGTCATACATATCATCATACACCAACAGTAGTACATTTTCATTCTTTGGTGGTAAGGCTGGAAGATAGTTCCAATCTATTTCTGATTTCAT